ATGGTGCCGAGCAAGACGACAAAACAGTTTTCTTGTTAGAGATGCACACTTATTACATGATTGACGGAGTTGATGACGCAGACTCATCAGACCCAAATGCAGTTGCTCTGCCTTATGTAATTACCATTGACCAAGAGAGCCAAACCATAGTTTCTATCCGAAGAAACTGGCATGAAGAGGACGAGAAACAGGAAAAGCGTGAGTGGTTTGTTGAATATAAATTCCTTCCTGGACTAGGATTCTATGGATTTGGTCTTTACCATATCATTGGTGGTTTAGGAAAAGTTGCCACAGGTGCTTTGAGAGCTTTGCTTGATTCAGCTGCATTCTCAAACATGCAAGGTGGTTTTAAACTTAAAGGTCGTGTTCCTGGAGGAGAGTTAGATATTTCTCCTGGAGAGTTTGTTGATATGGATGCGACTGTTGACGATGTTAAAAAAGCAGTCATGCCATTGCCTTTCAAAGAACCATCCGCAACTCTTTTTTCGTTATTGGGATTTGTTGTTGATGCTGGTAATAGGTTTGCTTCTATTGCTGATCTTAATGTTGGCGAGGCAAATAACAATGCGCCAGTTGGCACAACCATCGCTTTAATAGAGCAAGGTTCAAGGATATTTAGCGCAGTTCACAAACGATTGCACAATTCTCAAGCTAAAGAATTCCGATTGATGATGGAGCTTGATTCTATACACCTGCCAGACGAAATGAATTTTGCTGCTGCTGGTGCTGCTTCAATTATCTATAGAGCTGATTTTGATGATCGTCTTGATGTTATCCCAGTTTCTGATCCTAATATTTTTAGCTCAACCCAAAGGATCGCTCAAGCCCAAGCAATTTTACAGATGGCACAGAGCGCACCAGAACTTCACGATATGCATGAAGCCTACAAGCGAATGTATGAAGCGATTCGGATTCAGTCTATAGATGAAGTTTTAATTAAACCAGAAGAAGCTGTGCAATTAGATCCTGTTGATGAGAACATGTCTGTGCTACTTGGTAAGCCAATCAAAGCATTCAACGACCAGAACCATGAAGCCCACATAGCAGTTCATCTACAGTTTATGAGCGATCCGAGTTTAGCAGGCAATCCTGCTGCCCAACAGCTTCAACCAGTTTTAGTTGCCCACATAGCTGAACACGTGGCTCTGCTTTATCGTTTACGAATGCAGAAAGCTATGGGCATAGAGATGCCACCACTTCCGAACTTAGCTGATCCTGGGTTTTCATTTGAAGAAGTTGCACCATCTGTAGACAATGCAATTGCAGAGCGAGCAGCAGAAGTTGTCCAACAAGTTCCTCAGATGAAACCAATTCCTGGATTGGCAGAGGCTGGCGGACAACAACAGAATCCATTAGATTATGCAAGACAGTTAGCTGAATTAGAAGCTCAGGCACTACAAGCAAGAACACAAGCTGAGATTGCCTCCGACCAAGCGAAAGCAAAGTCTGACATTCAGATTGATCAAGCAAAAGCTCAACAGCAACTACAAGCGCAAATGCTTAAACTACAAGCTGATGTAGATGCAAAAATAGCGAAACTACAAGCTGACGTAGAAATAGCAAGAACAAAAGCACAAAGCGAAATGCAACGTGACCAAGCAAAAGCTGAAGCAGAGATCCAAAGAGATGCTGCCAAAGCTAGTGCACAAATTATAGAAGGAGATGTTTAATGGCATATGATGAGTTTATGCGTGGCATGAAAATGACTGCGTCAGATATGATGGGCTCTGGTCCAATGAGCGACAGAGAATCAGCACTTAATAAAAGAGCAACTGATTCTTATATGAAAGCTATGAGCCAATTAATGGCACAGGATCAGCAACCAATGGGTGGTGGTCAAGTGACTGATCAGGAAATGCAACAAATGCAACCAAATATACCAACACAACCAACAATGGGCTCTGGTCAGTCAAGCACAACTGATTTAACAAATTTTATTATTAATCTTGGCATTAAATTAAGAGGAGGAAGATAATGGATTGGATTAAAGATCGTTTAAAAGAACCGTCAACTTGGGGTGCTGCTGCTGGCGTTTCCCTAGCAGTTGGCGTTCTTTCTAGCATTGGGTGGTTCGTCTGGCTAGGAATAATTTTTGCTATTGCTGGTTTTGTTCTAAAAGAGAACCAAGGATAAAATATCTATTAAACTATAGGAGCTGAAAATGGAAGAAGATGATGTAGATGTTTCCGATATCGATATGAAAGGAATGTTTAGAGCTAAGATGGGATTTGACTCTGATGAAGTTCCTCTTGACGATGCTCAACTTGAGAGATTTCTTTTACTGTGCCATCAGGCTTATCTTCAAGAGGAAGGTTTGATGGAATCAGAAGACGATTATTCTGAAGTAGAAGAAGATGCCGATGTGAAAGTTGTTAAGATTCATAGCGGTGATGTCCATGGAATGATGGATAAACTTTTAGGACCAATGAAAGGAGGCTATTGATATGGCTCGGAAGAAACAAGGTTACAATGCTCGCAAAGACGAACAGCTCGGTATGACTCGTGGTAAGCAGTCTAAAAAGAAAATGTCTATGAAGGGCAGACGCAAAGTTGCCAAGGCAACTCGCAAAAAGAAAGGCTCATACGGATTTAAGAAGAAAAAGTAATGGCAGACACCAAGAAAAAGAAAATCGCTAGGTTGAAAAAACAAAAACCTGGATTGTATAGAAATATACATCTTAAAAGACTTGGTGCTGGCAAGACTAAAAAGAAACGCAAAGTTGGTAGCAAAGGTGCGCCAACAGCCAAAGCCTTTAAACAAGCAGCGAGGAAAAAATGAAAAAATCAGTTTCAGCTCCTAAAGGTTTTCACTGGATGAAAGCTGGAAAAGGATTTAAACTTATGAAAAATCCTTCAGGTGGTTACAAATCACACAAAGGTGCGAGTTTAAAAGCTAGTTTTGAAGTGCAGAAAGTGCATAAAAAATAATGGCGACCTACAAAGGAAAAAAAGTTTCACTGAATAAGCCTCGTCGTATAAGAAAAGGTGAGACAAGTCATGGCAAAAAGAAGTCAGTTGTTTTTGTTATGGACGGAGGCAAAGTCAAAAGAGTTACATTCGGCGACCCAAACATGAGGATTAAAAAGAATCAGAAAGGTCGCCGAAGTAATTTTAGAGCTAGGCATAACTGTGACACTCCAGGACCAAAAACAAAAGCACGTTATTGGTCTTGCAGAGCTTGGTGATGCCTGTTAAAAAAGTAAAAGGTGGCTGGCGTTGGGGGAAATCAGGTAAGATTTATCCAACAAAAGCCCAAGCACAAAAGCAAGCACGTGCTATATATGCCTCTGGTTATGGCAAAAAGAAAAGGAGACAATAGTGGCTGAAAGACAAATTGGTAGTTTGCAAAGCATAACAGATAGAATAGGCAACATTGTTAGAAATCCTGTTGATGCTGCAAAACAAACTTTCACTAATTACGCTTCAGAAGTTAAAAACATTGGGCAAATGAATCCTATTGCTGGAGCTGGTCGAGCTATAGCTCCTATTGTAAGTGGTGCACTGAGCAATGTTATGGGACCAGCTGGGCTGGCATTTGGTGCTTTGCAATTACTTGGCGGTGATCAAGCAACTCCTTACGAAACGTCTGGTTCCCCTGTTACTGGAGTAACTCTAGGTCCTGGAGGAATGCACTTTTTAAGCTCTCCTGGAACTCCTGGAGGTGGCCAGTATGTAAATCAAGAAACATTTGATAAAATGTCAAAAACTCCTGGATTGTTTGGGCCAAAAGGAACAAATATAACAGTCACCGACCAACAAGGAAATGTTAGCTATAAAGTAATTGGAGATCAGGGTTTTGAAGAAGCCAGTGCTCCTATTGGCGAAGGCGAGCCTGATTTAGATCCTGTTGGTGCCATGGACAGCACACAAACAAGTTATTTATTAGGCTTAAGAGAATCTGATGATCTTGACAGTCAAAATTTATACGATAAAATAACATCAGCTCCAAAAGACCAACAAGCCTCATTAGTCAGCCAATCAATGCAAGACGGTGGTGCAGACAGTGGTGATTCAAAAGTAATATGCGCTGAACTTTATCGTCAGAAACTTATACCTGAAGAATGGTACAAAGCTGATCAAAAAGCTGGGCAAAAATTTTGGAAAGAAGATCCTGCTGTTATGATTGGATATTTAAGCTGGGGAATGCCAGTTGCGAAAGCGATGTTGAAATCTAAAATAATAACTTTTTTTGCAAAAATTTTAGCACGTTCTTGGGCAAAAGAGATGTATGCGCAAGAAGGAAAACCCGAGTTATCAACATTTTTCGGCAGACTTGTATGTAATTATGGACCACGAATTTGTAGAGTTATAGGCAATGGCAAGAGCGAAAATAAAAAAAGTTGCAGCAGCTGAAATAAGAGCTGCAAAAAAATATTTAGAGCGAAAAGGATTTAAGTCCTCAGAGATTTCGCCACGCCAATTTGCTCAAGCTGCAAAAGAACTAGACAAATCATTTAATGAAACTTTACAAATTTTAGTCAATGAAACTAGAGGAGGGCAAGGATAATGGCAGGACCAAAAAGTAAAATAGTTAGAGGTGCTCTTGAAGCATTAGCTGATTTTGATTTAGAAAGTTTAATGAGCTTTCAAAAATCTAAAGATGATATTACTGATATGACTAAAAAAATGTATCCAGAATATGATTATGAAGCAGAGGCAACAGGCCAGTTTGGGATGGACCACAAAGATTATATTTCGGAATATGGCTCTGAAATACTTGATATGTATTTTGCAGGAGATTCGAACTTAGACGATGTTGCAGAACTGGCGAAAATGGAAGAAGGGATTGATTAT